CGTGTATCAGTTGCTATCCAAAATGCCTTAAACATTCCTGTTGCTATATATCGTATTGGTGCGGGCAATGTAATTCGTGCTGTTAATCATGCAGGAGTAGGTTTCTATGGCCATGGTACAGAAACCTACAATAATACTCGTGATTTTGTTATGGAGCAATCCATATTCATGAGGGAACGTATTCAAACTTTAGATAAAGACCTTAAAAAGGGATTAACCATCCAAGGAAAGGGGCTCCGCATTAATGATAAGAATATCGGCGGGTACAAGTTTGAAAAAGGTGCTGAAATCCGTGATGAAATTAATAACATGGGATTCCGACTACTCACAGAAACAGACTTCGCATTATCCATACCAGTATGGAAATTTGCGTATGATCAAAAGGTTGCCGAACTTCAATCTAAGGAAGGGGTAAGTACTGAATGGATTAATCAACAAGCAATTGAGGCAGGAGACAGAGCAGTACGAGATATATTCGGAAGTGGTGATGTTAAAGATGCAGCATCCATTCAACGTTCACGGAGTCAATGGGTTCAATTATTTGTTCCGTTTTATTCATATGCTAATACTTTGTATAATATCATCGCTGAATCATGGTATATAGGCAAAGACAAAGGGGATTGGATGCCTTTTGCAAGAGTGTTATGGTGGGGGATTATATCACAGGCAATTGGTATGACAATTTATAAAGCTATGACAAATGGTGACGATGATGATCCAGAATCTATTGCGAAATCTTTTGCAGAGGAATTTGTACAACAAGGAACCATGGGTATTCCGTTAGTGAGAGATATAGCCACTATGGGTATGAAATTTATTTTAGGAGAACGTCCATACAATAAAGGTAATACCGTAATGGGATTAAGTATCTTTGAAAAATTATGGGATACAGGACAAGCTATTTCTAGTGACAACAAGGATTTTGTAGATGTAGGTCGTTCTCTCAGCCAAGTTTCAAACCGTGTAACTGGTTTTAGTGACACTGTAACCGATGCCTTCTGGACATTATTACGTGTAGGGGTAACGGATACGGACGCTAAAATTGAAGATGTATTCATGTCAATTTTGTTAGACAAGCGTTTAAAGACTAAAAAAGAAAAGAAGAAGAAAAAATAAAAGTAAGGACTACCTAATTTCAGGTAGTCCTCTTTATATGCAAAGAAAGGCGGGATATTGTGATTCCACAAGTCAGCAATCCAACAGTTCAATACCAATGTGATGGAGTGAATAAGGTCTTTATTTGGCCGTATGACTTTAATGATATTAAAGACGTATCAATCATCCTAATTGATGGTGATGGCAAGCAGTTTAAACAGTCAGGAAATATTGCATATGACGCACAAAATAAAACGCTGACATATCCGAGTGTAGGTGATCCGTTGCCGGCTGATTACAAAGTTATATTGATCAGACAAACCCCAATTTCTCAGACCACAGAACTTGCTAATAAATGGCCGTATAACCATATTGAAAATATGAGCGATAAGGTTATTTTGATTCTACAAGAATTAAAAGAACAATTAGATCGCACATTGCAAATTCGTGTAGGCGCTGATGAAGATCCAAATCAAGTTGCACGTGATATAGTCGATAATTCCATTGAGGCGGCTAAAAAAGCAATTGCAGCTGCATTAACTGCAGAGACTAAGGCAAATGAAGTGCAAGATAATGCAACAAAGCTAACAGCTATTAACGACAATATTAATGTATTATCTCAAACGGTGGATGATAAATTAGCGACTGCAAATACAGCTCTTATCCAAAGTGCTGATACATTTGAGAAAACCCAAGTACTTGCAGATAATACGAAAGCATATGCTGCGCAGGCAGAATCGAATAAGAAACAAATTAATGATTTAATATCTAAAGCAGACACGATTAAATCAGACATCGATAATAAACAAATCGCAAGTACAGGTAATGCTAAAAAGGCGGAAGATGCTGCCAAGCGTGCTGAAATAGCAGCATCGAAAGCCGAGGAAATAGCCGTTCCCGGCGGTAAAGGGATTGTAACTAAAACAGAAGCTGATGCTAAATACATTGGAAAAGAATCACTAAATGGTATTGTGTCGGTTAAAGACTTTGGTGCAGTTGGTGATGGTGTAGCAGATGATACGGCTGCATTTAAACGAGCTAATGATAATCTAAAGAATAAAATCTTATTAGTGCCAAATGGGCAATATAAACTGACTGAACATTTAACTTTTAATACAGTAGGTTCTGTCATGGATATGGGTGTATATACCAATATCAAGCCGTATTATCCAACAGAAACACCAATGCTAAAAGGGGCATCCAATATCGCATTTGTGAAAAACATTACGTATGATGCGGAAGTTAACCAATGCCAAGGGTTTACTTACAATTCTAAAAAGAATGTATTTGTACTGGCTTGTATCAATGGTGAAGGTACTAATCAAATTCTTTATGAACTCAATCCTGACACCTTTGAAAAAGTAGGGACCTATAAATTTACGGATTCTGAGCGCCTAGGGCATTGTAATACGATGACGTACAATCGCTTTACCAATAAGATTTACATCGCAAATGGGCTAAAAAACGGAAATAATATAACTGTTATTAATGCAGATACTATGGCAATCGAAAACACTGTCACATTGCAAGAAAAAGTATTCAACATTGACTATGATCCAATTACACGCACCTATGTAAGTATCGTTCCTATTGCTGGCAATCAGCGAGTGCGAACTATCAATTTGTATAATGATGAATTTAAAAAACTAAAAAGCTATCAAGTAGATTATGTATATCCGGATATGAATAATAACGGGGCCTTTATGTTAAACGGCGCAATCATGTCAGCAACATTAGGGAGCTTAGTTGAATGCACTCCGTTTGGGACGGTTAAACAGATCATTGAAATTAACCGTGAAACAGAAATAGAAGACATCGCTTACTACAATGGCAAGTTCTATTTTGCTGTGCTTACTCAAAAACCAAACAAACGTCACCAAGTAGATATTTTTGTAGGTGACCCAAATTACGATTTTGAAAACTCAATCAATATGCAACGATTGAAAAACCTTGATTATTTAGGGTTGAGTGGCGGCAAGATGAAGGGCCCTATTATCATGCCCAATAATACATCTGTGCAAGTAACAGATACAAACGGCGCAGCACATCATGCGGTTAAGATGTCTACTGGCAATAGTATGGAATTTGGCATGAGTGATAACCGTACCGTATTTCTCGGCACATCGTTAGGCTACTACGACAAGAACAAAAACAAAACTTTTAAAGTACTAACTGAGGACGATGTATCCGGTACCAATACTGGCGGACTAATGTTAAAAGAAGATGCCGAAAAAACGTATGTAAAGAAAATCGGGGATACCATAAATGGTAATTTAGTTGTAGATATTATTAGTGGACCTAAATACAACCCTGACGATTTTGTAAAATCTCCATCAAAATTTACTGGACTAAAAGTTGGTGAGGCTAACGAGGTTATGATTGGTGGGAGAAAATGTTGGGGCACATGTATTTCTATTCCTTGGAGTAATTCTAATGATAATCGTGTATTAGGGTGTCAACTATATTTCGCAAATTCAAACGACATGTATATACGGTTTGATAATGATTCATCTGAATTTCCGTTAGAATGGCGCCGAGTTGCTACATTCAAATTAAATGGACATTTATTATTTGCAAACGGTGCAGAATTGTGGGTGGAATAATGGCAGTTATCAAAACCAAGACACCTAATGGGCAAATACAAACATACAATTTAACAGATAATTCTAAGGACACGGGTGGTAATTACATCCGTGTCCGTTTTAATGACCAAGATTTATATGCAAGGGTTTCAGGGAATGTAACGCCATTAAATGTTGTTAAGTCAAATGGAGATAGAGGGTATGTACAATATGACCCTATAGGATTCAATACATGGAAGTGGGAAGCATGGCATGTAGAAAAGTTTAACCGATGGTATGTGTACTTACCAAAAGGTAAATATAGAGTAACAATTACTGCAATGACAGAAAAAGCTTATGAATTAACGATTCCTACATCTAAAGATATTGAAATCACAATTACAACATATAGGAACAATAATAATGATGATTTCATTATGTTTAATATTGACAATCAAATTTCTAGGAAAGAATTCATTGATAAGGGGATTAAGCGTTTAGTAATTGAAAGGACAGGGAACATATGATTGAAATTTTTGCTCCGCCACCATCTATTATGGTGGGATTAAATGAACATGAACTTGTACAAATATCATTAGCTATATTTTGTACGTTGATATTGGTATTTGTTGATACGATATTGCGCATCTTAGTTGAGGTGCG